CCGCCTCATGGGCGGTTGTGGTGTTCGTCGCGAGCTCTACGCTTGATCTTCGGAATAAATCGCGGCGCTGATGATTGCTCCTCCCCATCGGCGTTCGCCGTAACAGAGAGGGACAGGATTGCCGGATGCAGTCGTGTTTCGCGCTGATCCAAACGCGTATCCGGGCGTATTTTCTGGGGCTGCGCTGGTTTTAAGTCCGCCGGCTTGAGGGCTTAAAAGCTGGATCACGCCGCCGGCGACCATCCCGATACCGCCTGCGATCAGAGCTGCGCCGACAGGTGAGGCAAGACCAAATGACATACCGCTCACCACAACACCAGCAACGATCATCACTGCGCCAACAATAGTTTGAAGCAGTCCGGCGCGTTTGCTGCCCGTGATCACGGGAGCGATACGAATGTCGCCGGCACCTTCATAGCAAAGCTCCTTTTCTTCGAGATTATACTTTCCTCGAAAGACAGCGAACTCCAACCCTCTCGACTTTGCGTTCGAGATAAAACGCTCAAAGCCAGGAATTTGTACGCATAGCGCCTTGATCGCCTCGGCCGGAGTGCGCACAGAAAGCCGAAAAGAGCGTCCAAATTGCCTAAGCTGCCCATACAGCAAGATAGTAGTCATTGGTTGATATTCGATAGCGAGTGCGGCCATTGCTTTTCTCCAGGTGTAAAAAAGCCGCCTCGTGGGCGGCCCTTAATTTCTCGATGAAATATTTAAATGCAGGCTTTGGCAGCATCCTTCCAGCCAGCCGTTCCAGCCCAGTCCATTGGGAGAAACACCTTTACCAGCGACCCGCCTGAAGACTTATCTACAACTGCGAGCGCGACAACCCCGGTAAAAGCTGTCGATGCGGAAAGCTTGTAGCCACTCTCCGTCTCTATGGAGCTGGTTGACGGGTTGAATTCCTGCCATTTAGGGCCAAGGCAACGAGCGTACTGCTGTGGCGTCTTCTGCGATTGCGCGAAAAACGAAGGCGTCCCCTGCTGCACTCCAGATGTTGAACATCCCGCCAGCGCAACCAAGGCCAGCGCCCCTACGAATAATTTCATGTCGCTCCCTCGTCGATGTGTGCCGAGACTCTATCATCAACGAGGGAGCAACACGAAAGCCCCGCTTGGGCGGGGTTCTTAGGGTTCGCGGGAGATTATGCAGCGTCGAGCTGCAGCGTCAGTTGAAGTTGTTCCAGTAAATGCTCGACGCGATGCTCAAGCACAGGCCTCTGCCAGCGCCAAGCCGCGATCCCTTTCCCTTGGGCACTGGCGAGATTTTTCCGGTCGTCAAGGGCGCGACATGCACCCTCGTACTCTTGGCGAATCCCGAGATCGCCATGCAGCAGCGTATCAATCTGAAGATCACACCAAACAGCGAAGTCTGCGGAAAGCCAGCGCGCGAACGCGACCGCCAACTTTGGATGAATCCAGGTGCCGCCGCCTCGATCCATTCGAGCCCTACTGGTTTTTACATACGGGATTTCCCCGCATGTACGCGCCATAGCTTTCAGATACTCAATCGTCTCTGGAAGTCGAAGCCATTCATTTGGCAGCTTGCCGAATTGCTTGGCCGCCTGCGTGGCATTAATCCAGCCTCCCCCGTTAAAGGCGACAGCATGACCGTGAAAGTCGAACGGAATAATGTTGCTCATGCTGTTTTCCTCCAGTCGACCGACGCCGCCACATTCGGATTGAAGCCGTCCAGCGGCATCAGACTTTTCTCGCTGACCGAGTAGCGCTTGCCCTCGACCAGCATCAGCCAGTTTTCTCCGATTTTTCGGAGCAGTTGGCCAGAACGACCAACAAGATTTGGCCGCTCCGGCATTAGGATCAGAGCGCGTCCTCCAGCTTTGAGTGAGAAATTCATGCTGCAGCCCTCCGCGCTTGGCTCAGCGAGCGGATGCGGAGGTTCTCAGTCGCCAGCGCCACGAACTGAAACATTTCCGCTGTCGAGACTGGCATATCCCTGTCCACAAGCATTGACTGCATGAACTGCTGTCGAGTCAGAACGAACGCACCCATTGGCACGGGTGTGACCTGCCGATTGCCGTGATGGTCGGCGCTGACGAGATATCGCTCACATTCGCCAAGCTTGTCCGGGATATCGAAGGACTTGCCCTGCCCCTTCGGAATGAGCTCACCTTCCAGAACGGCGTAGGCCGCGATGAAGTTCCGCGCAGCGTCAAGCTGATCAGCGGGAATATCTGCTGCCGACCGAACGCCAAAAGCTGCATGAGTCTGCGACCAGATTTTCGCGGTGGCGCGACGCTGAGCTGGAGCAGGAAGTCCTGATACCTTGCCTTTTACCACAGCGCCCAACATGTGAAATCCGTCGGTGCCGATGGTCTGACCTACGAGGGTTTGCATCTTTCCTTGGTCTTCGTATCGCCCTTGTTTGCGGATCGCCGGTAGAACCTCAGCGGTCACCCACTTTTTGAAGCGTTTCGCTTCCGCCTTACGGCTGCGCAGGATCGCCGAGTAAAGGCCCGATTCGTTAATGACCAGCATTTCCTGATCGCCGCCAAGGGTCTGCACAATCGACAGACCCTTTTCGTCGTCGTCCAGATGGCGAGTCATCGCCGATGCTTCGCTGTACTGAAGTGCAGCGGAAACATCGTTGGCGACGAACCACGGCTGATCATTGATCAGCAAGGTGCGAACCTGCTGCTTGCCGAAATTGAACGGGATGACATTGGAAACTGGTGTGTTAATATCGCTCATGACGTTTTTCCTGATAGTTAGACGTTCTGCTTCATGAGCCTCAAGCGTTGGCGCGCTTGGGGCTTTTTCATGCCTGTTTGATTTGTTCATCTCGCTGCATGGCCTCCCTTAGCGCCTTCCCTACAAGCCAGTTCTGGCTGCGCTCCTCTTGTTGAGCCTTCTTTTCAAGCCAGGCCTTGATATCGGGCTCTGCCCGAAATACCACCTGCGACATTTCCCTTACCTTCATATCCGCTCCAGATGCATCACCGTTGTTCACGACAGGAATGTATAACGGTGATGCATTGCCGTCAATACCACCGTGATGCATTATTTCGTTCACTTAAATGGAACCGGATTTGAGATGAGTCGCAGCGATCCACAGTTCAACCTCCGCATACCAGAGGATCTTCGGGACTTGGTAATGGTCGCGGCCAAGCAAAATAAGCGGTCAGCTACTGCCGAGATACTTGATCGCCTAGAGCGAAGTTTTACTGAAACAGATGACATGGGTGTTAGCGATCTTGATCGGATGAATCCTGAGCATCCGTTTTACGGCCCGGGTTCCGCCCCCCAGATAACCACGAAAATCCACAAGGATCGTCTGACCACCGGGCTGGATGGCCCGCTGACAGCACAAGAGGAAAAGATCATGGCAGCCATGATCAAAGCACTGCGTGGCATCGGCGAATTTGAAAAAGAAGATGCCGAGAGCCCAAACACCGGTCCCAAGCCTCGCAAGCGCTATCCAGCGAAGTGATTCGTCCGACAAGGAGCGTCAAATGCCATCCAAAGAACCCGTACCAGAGCCGGACAATCCCAGCGCATTTTCATCAGTCACGGTCTGCTTCGTGCCCAGGGCGTTTGCCGCCAACACCCTGGCGAACCTAGGCCTGGTAGGCACCCTCTGCAAATATGGCGACAAAGAGTTCCGGAGAATCGAGAAGCTGACCTGCGACCTGTATTTCCCGGCGGGCTGGTTCGTTGCTCTCGACAAGAACGGAAATATCGACAGCATTCATACCGGATCAGATATTGGCATGCTTGACTATGCCTTCAATGACTACCTGAACTTTCTCATGGATGTGCGCCGAGTCTATGAGGGCAAAGGAAGCCATGAGGACAAGGTTTCCGCCATAAATCTGATTGCTCAAGATACTGGCCGCCAAAGGCCACGACCACAGTTATTTCTTAGGCAAACACGGCGGAGCGGATCGCCTGTTGAGCAAGTGCATATGCCGCAAACGATAGTGGCCATCCTGTCATCACCATGATCACCACGACTGAAACGAATAACCCTGCCCGGCCCGCCGGGCTTTCTCTCATCAAAAAGGATTTTGTCATGCCAGCAAAGCTAGACCGATTAGAGCGCGCGCTTTCCCTGCCAGGCTCCGTAGATTCAGCCAATGCGGTCCGAGAAGCTCTACTAGACGCCTTAGAGGGCGTGCCCGAGAACCTAAAGCGCAGCTATTCGAATATCCCTTTCAATGAAGATCTGAGTGAGAAATCTCGCATTATTTGCGAGCGCATGCTTAAGCAGATGCGAGAAAACTACGAGTCAACTGGCGAATTTGGCTCTATAGAACTTCTGGAGGACTTCTACATAATCGCGGAGATGGAAGGCGAATAGAATGCAAAAGCCCAGCGCTTGGCTGGGCTTTTTCACGTCAGGTATCGGAGGTTTCAGCTAGACACCGCCAACGCTCCTACGAATAATTTCATGCAGGTCACTCCTGTGGAAAGGACTGCAATGTAGCACCGGGGAGACAGAAACGAAAAAGCCCAGCGGGTGGGCTGGGCTTTGAGTGCACGGAAGCGGAATTATTTACATTTCGAAATGTTGAATTCGCCAGATTTTACTGAGCGAATGACATCCTTCTGTTCGTCAATGGCAGCGCTAGCAGCCATGTGATACACCGCTCGTCTTTCCTCCACGGACCCGTGGCGGAAAAACTCGGACATCGTCGACGACCCGTGAGTCTTCTTCGAAGCGCCCGTCTCCTTTTCGCCTTTCATTGGGATTCTCCGTTCAAAATACGTTCAAGCTCGTTGTGATCATAGGGTTGGTTGACAAAGCCGTCAATTTCGCCAGCTGAAAGGTCGATACCGATGTCCTCGTTTCCACCATCGTTGTCCTTGATGATCACATCTACCTGCAAAGCAGCTTCGAATTGGCGCTTAAGCGCGCAAACAGATGCCTTTGCAGCATAGAATTGTCTGACAAACTCGGGACAAGGAATGCTCCTTCCATCCTTTTTTTCCCTCGCCAGCACAAATTCCCAAGCAAGCTCAGGCCTCTGGTAGACGTAGATAATTTGGGCCGACCTGCTCTCTTTATCAAGGGCGCGCGAAATGTTTCGTCGCGCGACATCCAGATTGGCAAGTGTTCCGTCGAGCAGGAACGACTGGCGCTGCTGGTAGACCAAGTCCAGGGTGCGCTCAACAAAAGTGGTCACCCCGCGCTGGAAAAGGCTGGAGTTTCGACCAGTGTATTCGGGAAAATAGTCTCGAAAATCATCCGGATCAATTCGCAACGCGTTCGACCCGCCAGCCTGCATCATTTTAATAAACGCCCTGGACACCTCGGTTTTTCCTGCTCCTGGGGACCCAGCCATAAATACGGAGACCGGGTACTCATCGCTCGGATACGTTTCCAGGCACGCCAACTCCCGGGCAATGCGAGTTCGGTTTTGCTTTGCAAACGCTACGGCGCGGTCGGAAACTTCCAGCTCTTCCTGGATCATTGGCTAGTCCTTCACAAGAGCCAAGACTCTATCACTCTTCATCCTGTCCGGGCATCCAGCATGGATGGAATGCCAGTGGAAGGAGTCGGCGAAGGCATAGTAGCGTTAAGCCTTTACCGCGCATCATGTAAAGGAACTGAAATGCAATATCATTCAAGCGAGTACACGGAAAGATACTCTGAATTTTCTAGGGTGTTTTTAACTGCGTGCGCCAACAGTACCAGCCTTCAAATCTGGGCTTTTAACAAGGTCGAGCACCTTGAGCCATACCTAAAATTAATCCCTGGACTTAACTATAAGCTCCTACTGAAGCAGCGCAAGCTAGAGCTTGGGGACAGAGCCCTGTACGTAGATGGCCGAAACACAAAAGATAGCGGCTTTCGTGCTGGGAATATTTTTCTTCCTCTTACCAGTGTGGTGGAGGCTTATGAGCGAATCACCAGCAACCCGAACGCGAACACTTTCTACATTCCGCATTCAAAAGAAGAAATTGTGTCCTACCTAAAGCACTTCCCTAAGTCCGTATTACTGTAGATGCGGAGTATCGACACGAAAAAGCCCGGTCCGCCGGGCTTTTTTACGCCTGTACGAATCCCCAATAACGCCCCGCCACCCTCCGTAGTAGCCTCCTGCCTCCACGCAACGGATTTCCCAGTCCATTGCCTGCAAGCCCAAGGACTGGGATTGCGCCAATTTCGGCGCGTTTATGACCTGGAGGTCTATGTGAGTAATCAGAAAACAGTAGATCAACGCCTGGCTGAATTAGAGTTAGCACTCAAGACTGCAATTGTTTTCAACTTGAACGCGGCAGCGGTGCTTGGACGGCGTCTTGCATTCGGCAACGATGCAATAGCGAGCGTAATTTCCCAGGACCTCAAAAATCTGAAGGCTGAAAGTTTCGAGGGCATCGATAAAGAACTGCACGATAGCTACCTAGATAACCTGTCTCAGGCGATTACTGGCCGAGCTTAAGGCCGGCAGCGTAGTAAAAACCGGTTTGAGGGTGCCTGACCATCAGCACCTCCAATCGTCGCGCAACGATGTATTTGTAGACGACTCGGTGCTGCCTAGCTTGCCTTCCGAACGCACTTCCTCTTTCTTCTGCATGTTGTTCTCCCGCGGCTTGGCCGCATCATGTAATTGGTTGTGCATCTTTGTGCCTGAGGATCAGGCGTGTTCGGTCTAGCCATGGTCCGCCGAAGACGATGATCTCGCTTCGGCCGGCCATACAGGTGGTGCAGCAGAAAAGGACCAGGCCCGAAGGTGGCTGCATCCTCGCCAGGCAATGCCGGCTCGACCCCTAGGAAAATCCCGGCATGGTTCGGGTAAACCGTCCGCCCAACCTCCATGACGATCATGTCACCGCGTTGCGGCTGATCGACCTTATAGAAGCCTGCCGCCTCGTAGTTCGCCTCGTACAGGCTGGCGTTTTCTTTGCTCTCCCACCAGCCGTCGGCGCGCTTGAAGGACTCGAACTCAAGGCCCCACTCACGCTTGTACCAGTCGGCGCAGACCTGCCAGCAGTCCCAAGCCCCGTGCACGAACGGCCGCTTCAACAGCGGAACATCACCAGTCGGCATCACGGTGCGCAGATCGCCCTCTGGCCAGCTGAGGATGTGCCACGGCATCGCGGTCGCCTCGCACATCGCGAGGTCATGCGGTGAAGGCCTACTGGTTGCATCCGGGTGTGTGTGGAAGATGCCGATCACCTCGCCGGCGTCTTCCGCAGCAGCGTAATCCTCCGGATCGATTCGAAACTCTTCGGTCGGCTCCGTGGCGATGTTCCGGCACGGGTAATACTTCTGCTTTCTGCCGATCGCCAACAGAAGCCCGCAGGCCTCCCGTGGATACTGCGCGGCCGCGTGCGCTGCCATGGCGCTCAAGATGTGCTTGCGCATGGTCAGCTCCGTGCGATCAGGGACACCGCGGGGAACCCGCCGTGGGGAAGTTCGTTGTTCTCACCGAAGTGCAACTTGCAGGACTTCAGCCCGCCTTTGCACTGGTCTTTGCTCGGGTCGTCCGTGGGGTTGTCGTCGTCATCGAACATCGCGCCGCCGGTGTAACCGCAGTTCGGGCCGCGGTAGCCGCCGGTCATTGCCCAGTGGCAGAAGGTCGTCATCTGCCGGCCCGGCAACCCGTGGTTGTCGATCTCACCAGGTGACGACAGATCCCACTGCACGACCTCGCCATCCTCAACGGTCTTCTGGTCGATGAACCAGATTTCCAGCGCCTCTTGTGTCGGGTCTGCGGTCGGATTGCCCTCAGGGAAGTTCACGGCAGTCCAGGTACTGGACCAACGTCTCGCGCACGGTCAACTGAAACTTCAGCAGGTCATCGAAGGCAAGGCACAGTGCGGTGATGCGCCCGTTGACGTTCCCTGCCATGAAGGTCGGCCGAGTCGCGCTACCGTTACTGTCCGCGCCGATACCTTCTATCTGCACTGGCCAGGCTGCGTACTCGTTGCCCTGCCACCAGATCGATTTAGCCGGCAGGTCTTCTTCTGAATGTTCGTACGCCAGTAGCTCTTCGGGCGTGTGCGGGATGGCGTGACCGTGAAAGCGTAGGTAATCCGCGCCGTATTCGGTTCCATCAATTTCGAACAGGCGAATTTCAGCGCCGGGCTCCAGTTTCTGGATGTCCGTGATCAGTGCCATGGGTAGTTATCTCAGGGATGGAAGGTTTGTTCGAAGGTTGCTGTGATCGCGTAGACGGAGCCGCCTCGGTGCACAGGCTTGTAGCCGTTACACTTGTAAAGGCCCAAGTCACCCAAGGGCGGCTCCCAGAGGAAGCCCTTTGCGCCCTTGTGCCGATCGATGAAGGCCATGATCTCCTTGATCCGGTCCTTCATGCCGGTGAAGGTCATCGGCCAGGACTGGGACTTGTTGTTGATCCCGTCCTCGACCGATTGCGCGTAGCCGTCGGCAAACTGCTTGGTGCGCACGCGCTGCTTGATCTCCCCCTCGACGCCCTTTTCAGTGGCCCAGGTGAATCGTTCGATTGCCATAAATCATCCTTTTACGTTTCGGCTGCTCACGCCGCCTTGGCGCCAAGACTTGGCGATCTCTTCTTTCGCAACGGTGCGCATCCGCTCCTGCATGTTTCGCTGGAACAGCTCTGTATCAAGCTCGTCGCCATCCAACTTGCCCGACTCTTCGTCCGTCATTACCATAATTGGGCATGGGTGAGGCTAACTGAGGTCCCACCGCCGCCCCCGCGGCCAGTCATGGCAGCCATCCCAGGCCCGCCGCCGGTAGTAAGCGGCGTCACGCTACCGCCGTTTGCACCAGTCATCAGGTATGACTTTCCACCCTCGCTGTATAGCTCAGGGCCAAGCTCGTTCACCTGATACATAGAGTTTGGATCGACCGGCCCGCCGGCAGCTCTGTAACCAGAGAAGTCGACACCGTTATAGCCGCCTGCTGATGCGCCAAGATTTGACGACGCTGCACCGGCAGACCCTGCCGCCAGCCCATTACCGCCACCGCCACCGCCACCGAAGTAGCTCGCGGTTGCGCCTACCAAACTGCTCAGCAATGCAGAGCTCGCCTGACGGGTGGCAATACGTGCCATATCGGACAAGACCGACTTCGTGAAATCTCCGAACGATAACTTCCCGCTGATGGCGAAGTTCGCAACGGCGTCATCCATGGAGCTGAACATATTGCCGAACAGGCTCTTGGTTTGTCCTGCTACGTTCTGCGCCGAATCGAGATAGTTGGCCCAGGCTGCTGTTGCCCCGTTGGTCCAGTCGCCCTGGGCATTCTCTACATCCGCATAGTTCTGCCGAATCTGGTCTGTGGCCTTCTTGTTCGCTTCTACGAGCGCCCGTGACTTCTTCTCGAACTCTTCGGGGTCCATCTTCCGTGACGGATCAGACTGCTGATTGGCAAGGTCTAACGACTGCTGAGCGAACCGATCTTGCTGGCTGGT